GGAATTAGCCTTATGATAGTATTCATAGATAGACAGCATGCAGGGAAGCCAAATAACCCAGAAGATAGAGGAGCCTTAGTAGAGCCCTTATCTTTTGGCCTTGGACTAGAAGCAATGTATACAGGGTATCTATCTCTCATGATAGAGGAGAAGCTACTAGAGAACGGAGTTAAAGTTCTTCCGATTTCAGATGGATTTTACCCAGATAGACACAAAAGAGTAAACGAGTACTCCAAGCGATTTAAGAACGAAGAGCAAGTTTATCTCGCTCTCCATTTAAATAGCGGAGGAGGAGATTACTCTAGCTTCTTTCATATGGGATCCACAGATGGAAGCGATCTAGCCTCTGCGATATGTGACAAGGTTAGAGAAGCATCTCTTTCAGGGTTGATAAGATGCCTTCCGAAGAAGTGTTCTTCTGGAGACTGGACTAAAAACGCTTGGTATACAATAAAAGGAGTAGGAGATCCGATTGCTATCTGCTGCGAGCCTCTCTTCATGGATACCCATAGAGATCTCTTAAATATGGAATCCCTTAGATCTATTGCTTCTGCTATAGCATCTGGGATAATCTCGTGGAGTTTATAATGGAAGAGCCCTTGATCAATATCCTACTGAATGGAGGAGCTAATATAGCCTTCGCTGCTTTTTTGTATATGCAGAATCAACAGCTACAAAAGAGAGCAGATGAGCGAGAAGTAAAGCAGGATAAAAGGGAAGCTGATATCCGGGCTCGATATGATAAGGTTATATCTGATATGTACGAGAGGGAAGATGCTATCCGGAGAGAGCTGGTCCAAGAGATTAACGATCTAGATAAGAAGGTAAGTACTCTAGAGACTAAGATACAGCATATTTTCAAGATAGTAGATGAGATAAAAGCGCAGTTCTTAAGGGCAGGATAATCCGCTCGATCTCAGCATCTAAGAACAGATCGAAGGGGGCCCGCTTAAATATAGTACGGTCCTCCGGTCCGTTATTCTCTACATAGAATTCACTCATGAAGGGGACTAGGCCCTCGATCTCAGTATAGAGGCTCCGAGTATTGATAATAGCGAGATAGAGCATCCCATTCCAGAGGAAGCCCTCCATAGTTAGATCGGAGATCTCTTCTCCAGTCTTAATCGCTGCTATTCGAGAATGGATCTCTAACTCCATATCTGGATACTTAGTTCTTCTCCATCTTAGAGCAAAGTGCCTAGCTGGTCTGCTCTTCCATATCCGAGCAGATACAGTAGTCTCCTTCCCATCCTCTGTATAAGTATAGTCTATGCCGTTATAGATATCTCTACTCGTTCCTATTTCGGTCTTCCATGCACCAGGGAACCTATCTTTGAGCGTTGGAACTACGTAATCGAACCAGAGAATATCGCTCTCTCGGAGTCTATCTTTTGTCGTTTTCATATCGTAGCCTTTATAACTATTGTTATACATAAAATAGCACTTTGCACCGTAAAATTTTATAAATAACGATTGTTATATAATAAAAATTAAATAAATTTGATTATGCTAAATGATTCGATACTACCGATACAGTTTTATGTAAAGCAAAATAAGAGTATTTTCTATACACATATATAGTGTAGAAAACTATAGTAATGTATAGGTAAGCTCGAAAGAGTGAAACTCAAACAATCAAACAGGATAAACCAATGTCTACAACCTACACCATTGAAATCAAACACCACAACTTCTCAATCAGTGACTTCTACATCAGTAAAAGCTTCCCACTGGCAGACCATAAATCAGCCCTTGACTATGTGATTTCAAACCTTTCAGAAACCATGGTCATTGAAGTTATGAAAAAGGTGACTTCCACAGCTGGTTGGACTACTGAATACAGTCCAGTGACTTCCACAGACCTTCCAAAGTATGTCCAGGCAAAGGTGAAGGGGCTGGTAGTCTTTGCTGAACATATTGGACATGTACAGCTGGCAATGAAGGAAACAGAAGCCTGTGTAATTTTTGTTACTGAAAAAGAACATTTCTTGGGGGAAGTTCGTTGGAATGATTTGAACGAGTGTTACGAATTTAACCACCATGTTTGCAGTGTTATTACACAGTACTGTAAGGAATACGGCCACAAAAAACTTCAATTTCAGGTACTTCCAGCCTACACGGATGAACAGATTGATACACACATTCAAAAAAGAACATTGGATCCAGTATGCTGGGGCGGAACTCTTGCACCGTGGCATTATGCAGAACTGAAAGAACAGGAAGAACTGGCAGCCCTGAAGGCAGAACTGAACAACCCATCAGAACCCAAAGCCCTTTCACCTGAAGACCAGGCAGACTATGACAGACAGATAGCAGAAGAAAGAACTGATGGCTGTATGGATGACCCCCAGGACAAAATTGAATCAGAAATGAAGGCTTCAGTTCAGGTTCATTCTGAAACAGAAAAGACAGTCCCTTCTTTTGGACCTGACCAGGAAGAAGAATTTGTTCAGTTTGAAACGCAAAAAAGTGAACGGGCCGGAAAATGCTTTAACATTTCAGGTGATGAATGGTCGGATCATGTTTATTGGTATGGCATCCATTGCGATGATCATTATTTAATTCCATGTGAATATACATTTCAAGAATTTTTGAAGGGTCATAAACACCTAGCCCCATTCATTGAAGTGGCTGAAATGTATGCCCTGACAGTGGAAGAACTGGTAGACATCAAAGAACAGTTCATGTGGTTCTGTGAAGACTTCAAATACAATGTACGAAACAAATCTTTATTCCACAGCTACATCCAACACTGGAAGACAGTGAACCACACTTCCAACACTTCCAACATCTAACAATCAACCGGGGAGGGCTTCCTCCCCATCTAACCAGAGGTACAAACAATGAACGAAGATAAAACATTAACCATGCTAGGCTATCTGCTAGTAACCGTAGCATTCTTTGCTGTTCCAGCTACTCTCTCCTTCCTTTGCTATGTGATGGGGGTGTAAGATGAATAAGCACCGCAGAAGATATGTAAAAGAGAATGGAAGAACAGCACTTAGGAAGATGAGCAAGCGCAGAACTCCTCCCAAGCCGATCTACTTAGGAACCCTCGCTTCTCTGGTAGATATGATTAATAAGGGCTATAAAATAAATATTAAGGCTATGCAGAATAAACCGATTGGAGAGATCTGTAAGATCTGGAGCCCAATCTACTGTAGCTGGGTATGGGAAGCGAAGATCCAGATAAACGGTTTAATCCTTCGTAGAGAAGTATTCGAGGATAACCAGGAGGAGGCTATCCAATGGGCTCGAGATAAGTATACTGCTCTATTAGATCCTCAGTTCGCTAGAATCCTTCATGGATATATTATGGGCTCTGATTATGCTCTCGTAGATATTGCGGAGGTAATCGGAGTTACAGAGAATGCTATCTCTAAGTGGATCGCTGGAGATACCTACCCTTCTATCCCTGCTCTCGTTAGATTATGCCAGATGCTCTCAGGGGATGCTTGGGAAGCGCGCTATAATAAACTCTCTAAGATGGTAGAGATGGAGCGAGTATGATTTGGAAGCTAGCATATCAAGGAATCTTACAGGGCCCTCCCGTAGCTATGGGAAGGCCTCGTTTTACTAGAACTGGAAGAGCCTATACTGCTCAAACCTCGAGAACCTATAAAGATGAGCAAGTTAAGCAGCTCCAAGCAGCGAAGGGAGAGGAGTGGACTCCGCTCGATGGGATTCTCAGAATACAAATTACCTTTATCCATCCTAGAACTAAGAGATTATCTAGAGTTAAAGGAGAGCTTCCCCAGGGTAGAATCTGGAGATCTAAGAAACCCGATATCGATAATCTTATTAAGATGGTCCTTGATATCATTACCCAGAGTGAGATATGGGTAGATGATAATCGGGTAGTATCTCTCTCCTCTGAGGATTACTACGCAGGAAAGATGGATGAAGCCCATACTCTATTCTCTATCTACCAATGGAGAAAAGAAGATGAGGAATGATCCAAGCATTAATCTCCATCTCGGATGCTCTCTCCAGGCTATGCGAGAGATGGAAGATAACCAATACGATCTAGCGATAGTAGATCCTCCATATGGAGTAGCTACTCCTTCTGCATTCCAAGGATCGGGAAAACTAAAGAATAGATCCCTTAATCGAGATACGAAGATCCAAAGATGGGATCAGGCTCCTACTGTAGAATACTTCGAGCAGCTGTTCCGAGTAAGTAAAGAGCAGATCATATGGGG